CCCTCTTCTAGCCGTTCATTGCTAAACGCCCAAAATACTCTATGCTTTGTCATTATTTTATTAATAGCGTTTGAGTGGCTTTTTTTTAGTTCTTGATAAGTTGTTATCATTTTATTTTGTCCCACTGTTGCGTTTAGCTGCTTAATTGCTGCTAAGGGTTGAGCGGGGGTTGTTATTTATATTATAGTAATTAATAACGCGGCTAAAAATGCGATTATTAATTGACTGATTAATGAATTGTGCTTCATTTGATGCTCTCGTTTTATATATTTTTTCATATATTTTTATTATACATTAATTTAATTAAATTAATGTTAAATAGTTATTACTTATATATTAAGTATAGCATACTGAAAATATATGTCAAATCGGAAAATAATCTATTTTATATATAGTTTATATTATTATTTATTTTGGCTAATATTATTGTTATTATAGTATTTTTTATATATATATAGAATATTAGAATAAAAAAAAGTTTTGAAATATCGTCCAGAGGAGTTTTTGACTTTTTGATTCGTTATTTATTTTAAAAGGATTAAATTCTCCGTTTTCGTTGTAATATAAGCCAAAATAAATAATAATATAAAATAAATATAAAATAATATAAAATAATATAAAATAAATACAAAACGATTATATCAATAATATTAGCCAAAATAAATAATATATATAAAATAGATTATTTATAATGTGTAATATTAGCCAATTTATTTTAATGTGTGTATAAGTATTTATTAAATACATTGATCACTATATTTTTACTATTTTGTCAATTATCCAGTTAATAACTATGTATAATCTTAATTATACTCAGTTATTTCCTTGTTTAGCTAATATTAGCCAATAAATAACATTCAAGGCTTTACAAGCCCCAGCCTTAAAGCAAGGTATTAATAATCAACTATTTATTTTAAATCGCACCACGGGGCAATTATGGGATATATTTTATATATAGCACATACAATAATTACTATTGTTAATTTTTTATATATTTATATTGTTTTTAGTGTTTTTTGATGTGTCCATAAAAAGATCTTGACGGGGCGGGGACATCGGGATTTTTTTATGGCAGGATAATAATGATGGGTACTATCCATAAATCGACTCAAAAAACAAAACTTGACAAAATGATAACTTTGTGTCAATCTTGACAAACACCACACACTGGTGTATAGTATAATCAAATGACCTCAAAACAAGACTTGTTAAAAAAAATTAGAGAAGAAGAAAAATTAAAATCTAGCGACAAAGAAGAGCTGGATGAAGTTTTTTATAGAATTAAGAATATAAATAAATATTACTCAAAATGACAGAGCAAGAAACACTTATAAAAGCTCTTGAAAAGCAGAAAAAACGCCTACGCGCAGAGCGAGAAGTTGAAGAACAGCGCAAAGCTCTTGCTCTTGAGATTAAAGACAAGAAACTCTTAGCTGAAAAGGATAAAATCGAGAAGCAAATATCTCATCGAGAGTTGTTTGATCAAGAGTTGCGTGAAGCAATACGCATAGCGGCAGAAAAACGCGTTGATGCCACATATTCCAACCTGATTGATAGCGTTGATAAAATGAAAAAGCACCTAAATATTATTGATGGCGTTGGAAACGGAGACACAAACAACATAATTGTAATACCAGCAGAGATAGTTAGTCGATATTCAAATAATAAAATAGAAAATAATAATGTCATCAACGGAGAATCAATTGAAATTACACCCGGCACAGGCAGAGATAGCAGCTGACCGGCACAGATTTAGAGTTGTTAACTGTGGTCGTCGCTTTGGCAAGACAGTATTGGCTATTCAGGAGATGATTGGAGCTGCCACACACCTTAAAGATGCTAATGTGGCATATATAGCGCCAACCTATCAACAGGCGAGAGATATTTGCTGGAATCAGTTAAAATCTCTCACAACAGGCATTGCAAAAAAGGTTAATGAGTCGCGCCTAGAGATTGTCGTAGCCAATATTCATGGCACAACATCAATCATCAGTCTTCGTGGTTGGGAATCAGCAGAAACCCTCAGAGGACAGTTCTTCCATTTTATTGTTATTGATGAGATCGCGCAGATGCGTGAATTTTGGCCAGCATGGCGCACGATTCTTTATCCTACATTGACTGACAAGTCAGGAGAGTGCCTTTTTCTAAGCACCCCAAGAGGCTTTAATCATTTTTATGATCTGTTTAATGCAGAATCAAAGGACCCAGATTTTAAGAGTTTTCACTTTACCAGTTACGACAATCCATTCCTACCAAAAAAAGAGATAGATAAAGCCAGAATCGCATTACCGGAAGATCAGTTTTCGCAGGAATATATGGCTGACTTCAGAAAAATGGAAGGTTTGGTGTATAAAGAGTTTAGCAGAGAGAGGCACCTGCTTTCGACAGAAGCCTTGACAAATTTAGAAAATAAGGAGTGGAAAGATATATTGGTTGGAATAGATTTTGGATTTACGAATCCAACTGCTATAATTACAATTAAGGTAGACAAGGATAATAATTTTTATATCTTAGATGAATGGTATAAGACACAGAAGACTAATGCTGATGTTATTAATTATTTAAAGCTGATGCGACCAAGGCCTAATGAGGTCTTCCCTGATAAAGCCGAACCTGATAGAATAAAGGAAATCAGCGATGAAGGATTTAATTGTGTGGATGTTAATAAAGATGTTGAATATGGCATACAACTCATACAGCAACTTTTAAAACAGAATAAGATATTCGTATCACCACATTGCGAGAATGTCATCCACGAATTTGAAACATACAGATTCGCAAATAAGCGTCCGGCAAATAATGAATTTGAAAAACCAGTCAAGGAAAACGACCATGCGATGGACAGTATAAAATATGTCATCAGCACATATTCACCATATTTTGATGACGAGGATGATGGTGAAGAGTTTAATTTATATGGTGAGAGTTTTAATTAAAATAAAAACAAGAAAGGAATTATCCATCACTTCTTAACTAAATGAAGAAACAAGAAATTAAAGATACTGCAGCGCGCATTATTTCCAATGAACTTTACCAGTGGCGTAATGCTACTGTTAATATTACCGATAAGGTTGCCTTCAACATGCGGGAGGTTATTAAGAAATGCAGAAAGAATTATTGGGGCGTGTTTGATAATCCGCGCGACACACAAACTGGCAAGGAAAAAATTTTTATTCCTTCAACAGAATTCGTTGTTGAAACTACAGTTAAGAACGTTGACAGAGATCAGGGTAACTATGGTTTGAAGGCCACCAAGCCTGGTAGAAATCGGTTGTCTTTGTTTCTTACTAAGTTTTTGCAGAACTCGCTTACGAAGTCTAGGTTTGAGATGTTGCTGGATGATGCTATTCGTTCTATGTCGATTGATGGCACAGTTGTTTTAAAGACTCAGGAAGATCCTATTACGAAAAAGGCGGTTATTAACAAAGTTGACTTACTTAATTTTTATATCGACCCAGTGGCAAAATCTATTAAGGAAACAGCAGCTGTTATTGAGCGCGTTGTTATGACCAGGAATGAGATTGCAGCTCAGAGAGGATGGGTTGATAAGGATAAAGTTAAATTTATCGATAACGTCGATCGTGAAGATCAAACCGAAACAAACACGTCTAATACTAGAGGCACGACAGCGATGGCAGAGGTTTATATTCGAGAAGGACTGGTAAGTAAGGAACTTATTACCGGAAAGAAAGCTGACGCTGACATTGATGTTCTGGCTGAGATTATTGTATCAGGAAGTGGAGGAACGTTCATTACTCATAGCATTAGAGAAATAAAAAAGAAATCATATGAGGAAGGATGGCTCACAAGAGTACCTGGCCGATGGTACGGACGGGGTCAAGCTGAAAAGGTTATTATGTTGCAAGCCTATCAGAATATGGTTGTAAATATTCGTATCACGCGCGCATCATTATCACAGCTTGGTTTGTGGAAGATTAAAAGAAACTCAGGCATTACACCACAGATGATGGGGCGACTTGCTGTTAACGGCGCGATCAAGGTTCGTAATATGGAAGATGTTGAGCAACTTGTTATGCAAGAGGCTAGTGCGGCATCATATAGAGACGAGGATGTTGCGATGACACACATGCAACGCATCACCAACGCGTTTGAAGTTGTTACTGGAG